GTTAAATCTGGTACTGACAGAAGAGCTCCTTTTGCTATATTAATACATGGCGATCCAGGAGTTGGTAAGTCTTTTCTTATTAAGGCTGTTGCCGAAGCTTTTGCAAGTACTCGTAACGTCGATTTTGAGCCTGACATGATTTATAGTCGTACTAACGGTTCAGATTTCTTCGAAGGTTACCATCCTGAAAAACATTTTGCCATACATTATTCCGAATTGGGCAATATTGCTTCTTCTCAGCTGAAAAATGGTGATCCTATGGTTAAAGAGCTTCTATCGATGATCGACACTGCCCCCATGAGTCTTAACATGGCTGAATTGCGTCTTAAAGGTAAAACCTTAGCTAGCCCTGAGCTTATTATTATTGATACTAATAATTCTGATCTCAATGCCAAAGATTTGGTTTATTCACCCTCAGCTGTTTTTAGAAGATTCCTTTATATGGATGTTACAGTTAAATCGGAATATTGTTCTGACATCTCAAGAAAAACTCTAGACAATGTCAAAGCTCGATCCGCGCCTAATCCCCTCGATGTTTATGAAATTAAGTTCTCTAAGAGAGTTCCTAGGGGCAATCGCTCTTATACTTTAGCAGAAAAACATACTGCTAACACTCCTTCTGATATTTATGAGACTTTATTTAGTCATATCGAAGCTTATGATAACAATACTTCAGTTCTTCTAGATCCTATTGCTGCTCGACTTCATGCCATGGGAGAAATTCCTTCCTATCATGGTCGCGATGAAGAAGTTAAAGAGGATCTCGATGAGGATGAAAAAGTTTTTGAAAAAGAATCACTTTCTGATGATGATGTTGATGAACCAGATAATTTTGATCCCGATGAAGGTAATTCTTACTACTATGAGTCTCCTGATGATGGTTTTTATCCCCATGAAGACAATTTTGAAGAGAAGGATCCCGGATATGATTCGGGCCCTGAAATTGAAGAAATCGAAGATTCTTTTGTGGGCAAATGCTACTCCAGGATTTATAAATTTCTTTGGGGTGACAATATTGTCGAACAACCCGAAGTTGAAGAATATGATTCTGATTCGGACGACGAAGATTCTGATGAACCTGTTCACAATTATCCCGATTGGGAAGAAAAATGTGATGGATCTCCCGGCGTCTTTGATATTAAAGAATCTAAGGAAAACTGGGAAAAATCTATGAAGAGCAATTTACGTTCTTTCATGTTTCTATATTTTCTTAAACTATGGGCCTTTTGTACCAACTTTTGCCGTTATCCAGATTTCTATGTGATCAAGTTTGCTGCTTATTGTGGTATCACTATATATCCTCATAAGAATGATGTTGAATGGTTTTATCCAGCCCCATCCGCTTTCATTTTCGCAATTAGTAGTATATGCACCTTTATTTTTCCTACCTTGTTTCCCTTATTTACAGGCCTTGCAACTTTCTTTAATACCATGTCTTCTCTTTGTTTAACAGGTTTTATCCTTGGTACGATGAGGAGTATGTATAAAAAGTATACCTTCAAAGAATCTGTTAAGAACAATCTTATGTTTTCCAAGCTTTACTTCCTCTATGGCAATTTAGGATACGTTTTCACTATTGGAACGGCATTGGGATTTGCCGCTCGTCTTTATATTAATAGACCCAAATCTCTTGAAAAAGATGAAGACGAGGGCGCCCCTGAGTTTGCTGAAGAAAGTAATGGATTCTCCCGCCCTTCTGAACATAGAGTTTCCAGGAAAAATGATGGTAAGTATGACAGTTGGGATTCCAATTTCCAGTCTTCCCATTTTACTTTTACCGGTACGGCTGAATTCTTTTATGCCAAAATTAGCAAGAATATTATTCGTCTTAAAGTTTACTCTAGCTCTACTAAATACATGAATATATTTGGCGTTGGTCTTTTTGACCACAATATTCTTATTAACGCTCATGCTTTTCCAGATAATGAAGATGGAAAGTATGTTATTGTAGATGATGACAATCCCAAATATCGTATCACAGTTTATTCCAGTGATTTTATTAGAGTTACGGATGATGTTGTTATCACCAAGTGCTTTCGTCAATTTAAGGATATAATACCGCATTTTCAGTCTGGTATGGTTTCCTACGCTAAGTGCTATTCAGCTGGCTCTGAAGCGTCGGATCTATCCCTCAACCTTGATGCCACCGATTTTTCGACAGGAACTGGTTCTAAATATAATTTGTCACAATATTATAGTTACTCTGCAAAACATTACCGCGGCATGTGTGGCACTCCCCTGTATGCGTCTAAGCAATCTAGCTTTGGAATTATAGGCATTCATGCATTAGGTGCTGTAGGAAGTTCTGCGTGTGTTGCTATTCCTCTCAACCGTGAAATGATACTCGAATCTATTAAGGGCGTGTATTCAGTTCAATCGCTCCAAAATTTCCTTTATTCTAGTCCTGCTATTCCTGAGTTGCTTCCAGCAGCTCCTAAGTCTATGTTTAGATACGAGGATCATAAGTACGTTGAATATTATGGAAGATTGGACGGTAAAGTTATGATTAAGAAGAAATCCAAGTTGCATAAGACCTACATTTATAAACCTTACAAAGCCCTATTAGAGAATGTTCTTAATTTTGATTTATCTGAGCATGATAATTACGGTGCTCCCTCTTTACAACCTACTGGTAAGGGCGAAAATTATCAAAGTCCCTATAACTCTGGTCTTAGGAAGATGAACAAACCTAACTATGAACTTGACCCTACTATTATGGATATTGTCGTTGATGAATTAACTTCACATATGCTTAGTTTTCTGGGTGAAAAAGATATTGTTGGCATTAAGCCACTATCACGTAGTGAAGCAGTTAATGGCGTTGAAGGTAATGATTTTATCTCTCGTATCAATGCTTCTACTTCAGCAGGATATGGTTATGATGGAAACAAGGACAAGTATCTCCCATTACTCCCTGATTCTGAACAACGTATCATTTTAGAGGAAGTTCATGATCTTATTGACAAGCTTGAAGAGGAATATATTAAGGGAAATAGAACTTTTACTCTCACATCCGTTCAGGTTAAAGATGAATTACGACTCAAAGGAAAACCTGCTCGCTTGTTTTTTATGCAATCTCTGCATTTACTTATTTTGTCTAGACAATACCTTGCCCCCTTTTATTCATTGTTGGTGGAGTTTAATACAATGATAGGTAGTTGCGTAGGCATTAATATGCATAATCAGTCTCATATTTTATATGATTATTTAAATTCATTTTCTGATAATATCATTGAGGGAGATTACTCTGGTTACGATGTTAATATGCCGTTTGATATAAGTCTCATGGCCGCTAAGGTTGTCTCTAACATGTGTTCGGCTCTTGGGTATACACCTAAGGAAATGTTGATAGTAGATGGTCTTTTGAACGATGGTCTTTATCCTATTCTTGAATGCAATAAAGATGTT